GGAAGTGTGATGCTTAGTAATTCAGTTGTTGAACCAATTGTTGCACCGGTGAAAGTAAGTTTCAAACCAGCAGTCGTGTCAGCCAAGAACTTGTCTAACAAAACCGTGTCAGTAAACTCAGCAGTGACTTTACCAGTGATAGCGCGGAACCCGTTAATGATCTGTTCTTGTTTTGCACCAGCTGATCCAAGATTGTAGCGATCAGTTTTCAAAGAGTTATCAACGTTAAGGCTAAAGTCTTTAATGTTTGCATAAGTTGTTGAAACATTATCGGTAATTGCACCTTGCGCAAAGTGTAACAAGTTTGTTGTTGCAAAATTAGCATACGCAGGTGTTGCTGAGGTTGATGTACCACTTGTGAAACCTGCTGCATCTAAACTAAACTTGCCTTTAGCAATGTCACCAGCACCAACGGACAGTTCAAAACTAGTCATCTTGCAACCGGTTAAAGTTTTGTACACAAGTGTTCCACCGTACTGAGGAACAGCAACTTGTGTTGTGAAACTATCATTCACTAAATCTTCTGGGGTAAACGTGTAAGTGTAAGCACCCGCAGCTGAAGTGCCTGTTGGAACAGAACCAGTTGCAAGGCTAAGCAACAAACCTAAACCGCGAGTAGGCAAATCAATTTCAAAATCACCTTCACCAGAAAAAGTTGTAACAACACGACGATTCGCGCGAGGCGTTAATCCACCGCTACGAAGACCTTGACCAACAACAGTGTTCTTAGTGTATTTTGTGCCTTCACTATTGAACTCGTAAAAACGATCAACCGTTACAGCGGTGTTGAATGTTGATTCTTTTTTAAGACCTAGCCATGAGCCAATGCCGGAACCGATTGCCATTGTTATTTCTCCTTTTGGGTTTCAGCCGATGCGACTGTATTTGGTGATGTTTTCTTGCTATCCCCTGATTCCCAGTTAAAAGGTGCTTCGAGCATTCGAGCAGCCATTTCATCTGGCACTTCTACTATTTCACCAAACTTGATTTCAATACCAAGTTCAGCTACGTAAAGATCTCCCAAAGGGCAGACATTTTTTATTTTTGCCACAATAACTCCTAAGTTCTGGCGCGGTATTCGATTGTAAAAGTCACCGAGATGGCGACACCATTATTTGCTTGGATGTAAGTCATTTGGTGAGTGCTTAAACTTGAATAGATACAAGATCCACCAAGGGAAACATCTGCACGAATTGCAGTATCAACAGCTGCAAGCAATGTTGCTACACGAGAACGACGATCAGATAATGAAGATCCACCGTCCCATGTTGCTAACCAGCAATCAATGGAACCGTCTTCAAACTGTTTTAGATTACCGAGTTGTTCAAATGTTTGTGTAACATTTGCAATCGCTAGTTCACCGTCTTCGCTACCATCATGGCCGACAGCAATAAAGTCGCCAGGGTAACTGGAATCAATTTCAGGACCGTCAAAAATACGGACACCTGATAAACCACTACTATTTTGAAAAGCTGTTAGAAGCCCATTGATGACTTGTGGCAATGCTGTGGTAGCCATGGTTACGCCAATCCAGGTAGTGACGCAGGATCAAGAAGTTCCATTGCGCGACGAGGAAGTGAATAAGTTGATCCAGTGTAAAAATCATCACCTGTACCTGTGCGACTCATGACATTTACAACACCGCGTTGTGTTTGCCACAAGTGACGCAAGATCTCTAACACGCCTTGTTGAACAGCGGGTGGTGTAACCGTGTACCCTGCGACATAGGTCACGGTAACAGAGTTTACACCGCCAGCCCAATAACCGTACGCACCGAAAGCGCCAGCTGCTAGACTAGATGTTGTTAAACGGTACAAGCGTTGACCTGTTGAATCAAGTAAGTATTGGCTTGAATCTAAAAGTTCACCATTCTCGTAAACACTTGTGATGCTAATAGCGCGAGGGTTACGCAAACGAAGCGCATCAACATTGCCGTCATACTTTTCGGATGTAAATGTGCGACGACCAAGAACAGCGCCAACATAATTCTCTGCAAGATCTTGCGCAGCGTCAATGAACCGACGGATCTCTTCCTGGTCAGCTGAAGCAGCTGGAATGTTCAAATGACTAAGCGCCATGTCATAGGAGATCACCGGCAAAGTTGTTAAATCACGAACAGTAAACTCATCAGTGAATGCACTAGCATTTGTTCCTGTTGCAACCCATCGAACAAGGTGTCGACCTGATTGACTTGGCGAATACGCAATGTCGTAAAGACCTGCACCAGAATTTGTTACACTTGGTGTTGCTGAAGTTCCATCAGGTAAAGTCACGGTGCAAACAACCGCGGTTGCGTTTTGTGCAGTGCCAGAACTATTTGTGATTGTTATGCCAAGGGCAACAACATCACCAAGATCAAAAGATGCCATTCGTTATCTCGCTTTCATGGATGCGCTTAAAGGTGTTCTAGGACTTGCAATCGCGCCAATTACATTACGCGATGCAACATTACCATTTGTTGCAGTCGGCTGGTTGTAGGCAATGCTTGAATTGTATTTAGTAACAGCTTGATTGTAGGCAGTGCCATTAGTCAACGATGCGGTAACTGTGCGAGGACCCATAGAAGTTTGCGCAACCACAATGTCACTTCACTTTCAAAGATGTTTTGTCAATCGCAATGTTTGCATCTTGCAAACAATCGCCATAGGATTCGTGATCTTGAGTCGGGCAACCCGAACGACAATTAGACATTATGACCAAGCGCCAGTCGCTGGATAACGATCCGCTGATGAAGTTCCAAGTTCAATTAGAGAAGCATAAGATTCACGGTTAATTGTAATTGTTGAAGTTGTTGCAACAGTAGTCAAAGCAAGTTTTGGTTGGAAGTACAAACCACTTGCAGCAGTTCGCAAAATACCGCGCAAAGTAATCTTGAACGGAACCGAAGTGCCTGTGACTATTGAACCACCAATTTGCCAGTTTGTAGTTGTACCGTTTATGTAAGCGGAATAGTTGTTTGCAGTTGGCCAGTTACCATTTGCTGAAGTTGCAATCGAAGCCTGCAAAGTTTCCAAACCAACATTGGCAACAGCATCGCCAGCAATCGTCACACGAATACCAGTCGAAATGCTTGAACTATGTGTCACAACACCAAGCAAGATGTATTCGACTAAATAGGTTTTACTATTGCCAACAGTCACACCATTAGTCAAACCAAAAGGATCAATTGGGGTGTTGATTGTAAGCGCACCAGTTGTGTAGTTCGATGTTGGTGAATACCACAACGAAGGCGCAAGGGCAGTGCTTGAAAGTTTATCCGCGGTAACACTACCAGCAACCAAGTTACCACCTGGCAAAGAAGTTAACGATGCGCCTGATCCTGCAAAACTTGAAGCTGTAACAATACCTGAAGCACCAACTGAAGCAACCGCAGTTCCACTGTTGTATTGCCATTCCTGCAAGTTTTGTTGAGTAGCAGTCACAACAACCTGACCACCAGTGCCAGTGCCATTTGTACCCTGCAAAGAAGTCACGCGGATAGTTGTTGCAGAAACCAAAGTGATTGTTGTCGTGCCGTTGAAGTTTGAATCCGAAAACCCAGACATGACAACAGACTGACCAGCAACCAAACCGACAGTCGAACTGAAACCGCTAATAGTGTCAAAGGTAACGCCACCGCCGCCAGTGTGAGTTGCAGTCAAACCAGTGATAGTCAACGAACCAGTTGGCTTCACAACCATTGGCACAGCTGAAGTCGAAGTTGATTGAACAAGAACCTGACCAGATCCTGTTTGCGACAAATTACCTGAACTAACCGCAACCGCACCGGTGAAAGTTGCACCAGATAGATTTGCTTTAGTTGCAAGATCAGTTGAAGTTGACAAAGTTGCTGATGCTGGAATTGTTGTGCTATTAACCGATGTCACATTTGGAAGTGAAGTTGTTGCACTAGTTAACAATGTTGCTGAGGCTGGAATTGTTGTGCTATTAACCGATGTCACATTTGGAAGTGAAGTCGTTGCAGTAGTCACGCCATTTGTTACAGTTGCAGCATTGCCATCAATGCTAACACCGGTTAAAGTTTGTGAACTCGATGAACGGTTAATTGCAAGCGCGGTTGTTCCAACGTACATTGTTTGATTAGTTGCAGCCTTGCCAGCAACCGTTGAATCAAGCGCTGTTAATCGAGCAACAACACTTGCAGAAGATCCTTGAGGATTTATACCAAGCGTGACCTGAATCGCTTCAATTGCATCATTTGCATCACCATGCTGAGTTGCATGTGGAACAGTTGCTGAATCAAGTGTATCAGTTGCAGTTGGATTCACAAATGAATCAAGCGCACCAGGATAACTAGTTGACATCAACACTCCTTAAAAAGACTCGGGGACAATGGCAGGGGTGTTCATTGCCCCCGAGAGATTAGATTTTGTTTATGATCTTCCATTGATTGTGCTGACGTTCATCAAGCCAAAACTGTTTGTGATGACCAAGGATTGCACCAGTGTGAACAAAGATTGGAAAACCAAGTGCATTGATTTTGCGACAGAATAAAAGATCTTCACTAAACCATCGACCATCAAGTGCACCATCAAAGAACCAACACCAGTCAGTTCCTTGATTCGGATTTGCTTTAGCACGCATTGCTTCAAGAACAGTGCGATGAACAAGTATGCAACCAGTTCCAGCGCCATCAATTTTGAACAATTCATTTTTTGGATAATCATCAATCGGGATCATTGAACCCTCAGCTGACATGCTATAAATAGCCGGAACAGGTCGCAAGATCTCATTGTCATAAAAAGCAGCAAACACAAGACCAGCTAAAACAGGTCGATCATCTTTATGAGCTGTTTCAATAAGCAAATCAAAAGCATGAACAGGTAATGACTGATCAGAATCAACCATCAAAAGCCAGTCAGCGTTTGAATCATCTAAAAAGTTTTTCACAATAATGTTACGAGTGCGAGCAAGAAGGCCAACACCTTGAACCATTTGAAGTGAATCAATTCTCGTCTTGCGTTCACGCATTAGCGTTACAAGATCTAAAGTCATTTGTGCATCAACACTACCATCGTGTGGAATTGCAATGCAAACTGTTTCACGTGATCTCATCGAGTTTCACGCTCACTAATTGGAAAGTCTTGATTGTGATCTAATAACTCAATCACTTGTTCAATAGTGCCATTATTGTCAATTACTTTTTGTAAAGCGATAACCGCTTCTAAAAGTAAAGTTTTCATCCCTGCCATTTGTACCCCTACATGTTAAAAAAGTTTTAGGATAATAGTGGCGACCCTATCACTAAGGTCGCCACTATTATTATTTGGCTTAGTAGCCTGAAGGTGTGATTGTACCGGTACCGGTAATCGCAGACACAGCCTTGTTGAAACGGTGTGCAAGAGCAGCGTAACCGTAGACCTGGAAACGAACGGTTAGGTTCGCTGACAGAACATCTGGAAGAACGCGAGTCTTAACACCTGACTCGAACAAGTATGAATCAGAGAACTTGCCAACCAAGATTGGTGACTGGTTTGTTCCCTGTGCATTCTTGAGAGTTGCATCAACGTAAACCGGGACACCGTAGATTGTACCAACAAGACCAGCAGGTGCACCAGGCGCTGTGGTTACACCAGCAGCGTTCCATGGACCATTGCCAGTTGGAACAATAATTGGTCGGCTCTGACCGTCAACCTGTGCAGCCATCCAGTACCAAGTTGATGGCGACATAACAATCGCTTCAACATCGCGGTAGCGGTTAGTTACAACTTGGCTGATTGCCTTTGTGATTGACGCAAGACCAGTTGCAATCGCTGGTGTTGTTTCAGTCCATGTTACAGGAATGCCGTTAGTGCTATCAGTACCTAGAGCGGTGAAGCCCTTAAGGTTGTTTGAAGTACCATCAGCTGCACCAGCAACAGCGGTGTTTAACTGCAACGCGTAATCGGCCATAAGATCACCGAATACAAGTTTGTCAAGACCGCCAGCAATTGGTGACTGTTCAACAAGCTGGATCGAAACATTCTGGAAACCACTGATCGTACGAACAGGTGCGGTCACGGTTGCAGTCACTAGGTCGCGTGGGCTTGCTGGTGAGTAGGTGCTTGAGTTATCAGCAGCCTGGAAACCGGTGCGTGTACCAGTTGTGATCTGTGGAATGTTGATTGAATCAGTTCCAGCAGGTAGTGCCATGCCAGTTGCAAGGTTAGCAGTTACACGAGCAGCACGAGCGAACTCTGCGTATTCGTTGATTAGGTAGATTGGCGGGACAAA